GGCCGGATCCCCGATTACCTCGGATCAAGTAGCCGCAGATAGAATTCAACAGTCACGCAAAACATCAGTATTTTACCTTTATCAGATACATCAATTATATCGGGAACTTACTACAGACCAAAATGGCAAACGGGCTTTCCCTGAGAATCAAACCAAAGTAATCCATGATCTGTTAACACTCCAACAGGTCTTTCAAGCCCATGCATCATCCTACCCAGCCCTGACCAAGGGCAATCCCCCATTAAATTTGTCAGACCCAGGTGCGGATGAAAATAAGTCGATACTCGAATACCAGATAAATTTATTACAAGCATCCGCAATGAATATAACGGTAGAACCCGCAACCGCTAAAATCATAAATAGCATGAATGCCGTAATGCAGGACCCACAAAACTCACGGGGATTATTACGCCGGGAAGACCCTGCACCAGCTAATAACATGTCCACCTATAACACGTCCTATTCCCTGTCCATGGTAAACCTGTTTGGAAATGTTTACCACGTCGGTTATACCCTCCCCGATTTAAAAACCGCCCTATTAAATGATAAAAGGAAATCCGTAGCTAAAACCTATAATCTGCCTCCATGCGTTAAACCCAAATTATCCGCCTCAGATCAGGCCATAGCCACAGAAGCAGCAAGTGTACTTCAAGCATCCTTGGCGGGAGAAGCCCTGGTTAAAAAACAGGATGCCCAGGCCGTGACCACATTACAAACCCAACAGGTAACCCCAGATGGGCTTATGACGTTTAATGCAACGGTAAACACAACTGCAAATTCTGCAACGGGTACACTCACCTTTAATGGGGCTTCCTATAGTGCTATTTCCGGACCCTTTGGTAATGGCTACCTACCGGAGGGCTCATATACAGTCTCAAATCTAAGGCAACGAAAGGATAGAAGTGCCTATATCGATTCGAACGGATTGGGATGGAGTGCTGATGTAGATCCAACTTTTAATACGGTAATTGTCCCGCCCTATATCCTTAGAACAGATTTACGAATCCATCCAAATGGGAACGGCCATGGAACAGAGGGCTGTATTGGAATAAATGGACCCACCCAAGGTATCTATGACCAACTCGTTGCATACTTTAGAACTAGTAATACCCTATTACTTCGAGTTGATCTTAGCTAATAAGCTATCAATAACAAAATCTTTTCACTATGTCCTTCGATTTAACCCTGCCTACTACCTGTAACCACCTCATCTATAGAGAGTTAGATACTCTTGCAGATGATAGAAGGTCACTTCGCCTGGCCCTGCCCCTGGCAAATTCAGGGAATATGCAGGTGTATGCCTCGGACAACCTGGTACCAAATACCGAGTATATCATAATCTATGACCCGTCAACAATAACTATCCAACAACCCCGTATGATATACTTCAATTATAAATGGCCAGGCTCCTCACAAGATTTCTTCCAGATCAACTATAATACCCTGCGAGGGTTCTGCCCCAAATGCGTCGGACTCAATACCTTGGATGACATAAGCTGGGACGTACGTGGACAAACCGCAAGTTCGACAAATGAAACCCTCTTACTCCAAAATCTTGAAAAATTTGTCATAACCGACCTGCAAAGCAACCCGTTCCATACCTTCATCGGAACAATCCTCTCCAGACTCCTGGGTCAACGAATCACCGACGTGGACTACCTCAAAAGCCGAGTTACACAAGAAATCCATACTACCCTGGGTAAACTCAAAGACATGCAACAACAGTATGTCCAAGCCGGCCGGACCATGACCCCAGGAGAACAACTTAACCAAATACAAGATGTTAAAGTAACCCAAGACCCCTCCGACCCAACAATATTCAGAGTCGATGTAAGGGTCACGTCCATGTCAGGCCAACCCCTGCAATTTTCCCAATACCTGAGGGCTAATCGCGTATGATAACCGCACCCGTTATCGTCCTCCCAACTAATGGGGTCGACTATTCCACCGACGTCGATACCCAGACCCTGTCCGGGACCACGTCCATCGATACCAAAAATATCCTCGTTAATGGGTCCACAGCCGGCGTATCCTACACCGCCGGGGACACGGTCTGGGCCTGGACCGGCACCCTCTTCCTCGGTGTAAATACACTTAGTATTACCGCTCTTGAAAAAATTACCCTTATTTCCAGCTTACCAACTACGATTAATATTACCTATGCCCTGGTCCCCAATTTTATCACAGTCTCACCACCGACCGGTGTCCGTCTACGACGCTACCAAGACCGGGTCGACAGTATCTGCGCCCAAAATCCTGAACCCCAAACAATCGGGTACAACTTCTATGTAAGTACCCGCAGCGGTGGCATAGACGGCCAATATGCAAAGATGAACCCACAGTTGGTTACTAACTATACTTTCTATGAAAATCAAACCACACTGCTCAGTAAAACAACAGAAACCGCTGGTAATATTAGAGTTACAACACAGACCGATGAGATTATCCCGATAAATTACTTTTCCAGCTCCCTGGACCTGGCCCTGTACACATCTCTGGTAACAAACAAGCTTATTGACCCGGTCCCTTTTAATGAAGATTCTTCGTTCTTCTTTGTTATAACTGCAGTCATCTATGACACAAGCTCGGGCCAGGTTACCGAAAGTGCCTATTCCGCAGAACTTCAAGGTTCTCCGATAGTTATAACAACCGGAATACAGGACCTACCGGCCCGGACCCAGAATGACGTCATACTGACCTTCAGTAATGAACTCCTCCAGGCGAACCCAGGCATCGATACAAAGCCCGGTACAGTCATGCGAGATATCATGGACCCAGTCTCAGAAGAGATGGCCCGGGTCTATGTCATCCAGGACTTCCTGGCCCGGTCCCTGTCCGTCAGTGCCTTACAGGACTTTGATGATGCCAATGGAGATGGCGTGAGCGACCCCGTGGCAAGTTCCCCTAAGAAACAGGCCCTGCAACTGGCCTTGAACTTGAACAACCCGTCCGCGGTTCAGGCTTTAATTGACAACCAATTCGATGGACTGGCATCGAACGTGGACGTGACCCGTCTCGGCGCCCAACCCGCGGTAGGTACAGTTACATTCTATGTGGTTAATCCTCCTATCCGAGACATGTACGTGAATGAAGGAGCTATAGTTTCTTCAATAGGAGATCTGAATGCCGGGATTACGTCCCAGAATTACCAGACCCAGACCACAAAGGTCTTGAGCTATGCCGATCGGGCATCCTTCTATAATGCAACTACAAAGCGATACGAGTTAGAACTTGACGTACAGGCTACAGTAGCGGGCTCGGCCGGAAATACAGACTCATATGCTATCAAGACAATCAATAGTGGGGCAGACTCGGATTTCCTGGTAGAAAACCCCAATCCGATCGCCTTTGGGGTAGATATCGAGACCAACTACTCTCTGGCAACACGAATCCAATTGGCTATGTTCGTTGACACAGGGACCGGCGGTGGGTATGCCCGGACCGCATTAAAACACCCCGGTGTCCGGAATGTTCAGATCGTCAAAGCCCTGGACCCTCTTATGATGCGGGATTACGACAGCCTTCGTAAGACCCATGTCGGTGGTAAGGTGGACGTATATATCCAGGGAAGTCGACAACGCCAGATAACAGACCAAGTGGCCTTTGAATTCGGTAGCAGTGGGGAACAGGGACTGGAAACCGGTGAGACCTTCCTGGTCATTAATGCGGTGTCATTCCAATTCTTATCCATTAATCCCCGGGTTACGGCCCATACCCCGATATTTGAGGTATCACAGGTATATAATGCTACCCGTGGACAGGCGTATGACATAGCCGGGTATCAGATTATTGGAGATGGTAATACTATTGATCTGGATGAGACCAAGCCCCAGAATATCGTTGTGGGTCTGGCCTCATCGGATGTTATAAAGGTGGATTACAAGTTCCGTAGCTCAGATACGTTCATCCTGCAGAAGCAACCGGTCTTGGATATCGTTTCTGTTGTAGGACAGCTTTCCGGGGCCCTGGGCACGGACAATTATGAACGGGTATCTCTGGAAGACCCCTTATTGAATGGGGGGTCTACAATAGCCCAGGACGGGGTCAGGATTATTTTTGCGAATGGGTTACCCTTAACGGGGTCCCAGACGATTACCGATGAGCCACATGTCCTGATTCTGGATCAGAATGAGTCTCTCGCATACCTGGGCGTGGACCCACAATCGATTGTGGTAAAGAGTACGGACCATGCCACGACATATGTGGCGAGTGTGGATTACCGGATCATTCCAGGGACAGACACAGTAGTAACGTCGATTAAGATGATTGAATCGGGTTCAATACAGAATGGTCAGGAAGTCCTGGTCAGTTACACGGCGATAGAGAACTTTGCCATCACATATACGACCAATGACCTTTTGAATGACGTTCAGACGGAAATTGATGTTATGAAGCATGCCTGTGCCGATGCCGTGGTCAAGGAAGCGGTACAGAATAAGGTGGACTTTGTAATGACCGTGGTCCCCAAATCTGGGGTTACCAGTACGATTTCTGGCTGGAGTTTTCTGCAGTCCAAGATTCAGACGGCTGTGTCAAACTATATCTCACAACTTAATTTGGGTGTGGATTTGACTCAGAGTGAGGTCATCAGAATCGTGCAGGAAGTCCCCGACGTGTCCTATGTCATCGTACCATTCAATCGCATGACAAAGGCAGATGGATCTTTCATTACCCGGGACGAGATAGGTCAGACCCAGTTCCAGATATTCAGCAACGGGATCGTAAAATCTTACATTACCGCGGCTACGGTTCTTACCTATAAGACGGTGGACAAGGGTGGGCCCGAGAACTTATTCCGGGGTGTGTTCGAGAACAAGGAACCGTTGGTCCTGCAGTCGGACCCATTAGATGTGTCCGGGGGCCCGGGCCGGGCATATATTGAGGCGGATGGAAAGATTATAGTGAGTACCAAGGACGGGCAATTACCGGATGAAAAAGAATATTCGGTTGCATATTATGTGTTTGGCGAGACCGGGGCCAAGGACATTTCCGTAGCCTCGTTGGAGTATTTGACGGTGGGAAACTTTTCTGTTCTTAACGGGAGTCTTTAAAAAATGGCTGAAAATCTGGGTACTGGTGTGTCGTATGTTTATGACAGTGACGGGTATGCCTATGACACGGTCGTGTTTCAGAAGGGCACACCGCCTCTGGACGCTGAGGTCAATCTGGTCCAGGACCTGCAGAACGGCATCAATCGCCGGCAGCTTGCCCATCTCGCATCGGGCTGGCTTACCTTGCGTCCGGCCTATGTCAGTACTCTGTTAACCAATAGCTTTTACACACAGGACCCGACCAATGCCTCTCCAGAGTATGCCCTGGTCAATGGTATGGTCATTAAAGTGGCCAATACCGGGGGTACGTCCAATGCCAACCTAATCGATCTTGGGGCACCTCCGGCTCAGGGTAATCAGGTCAACGGGGTTTTCCTGGAGGTCTGGCGGGCCCTGTTGGATCCGGATACGACGGATAACAAGCCCCCGTCCACGACGATCGTGGATTCGTTAAGGGACTTGGACATGGTTGATGCCAATAATGGATACGCAGTAGGGGAGAACGGCCTGGTTCTTGGGACGACGAATGGTGGACAGACCTGGAACATCCAGCTTATTGACACGAAGTATCTGCTTAATGGGGTGTTCTTTTATAACAGTCAGATTGGGTGGGTTGTCGGGGCAAACGGGACGATAGCCCGGACCACCTCGGCTGGGATCACATGGTATGTCCTGGCATCGGGTTTAACAACGAATTTAAATGGGATATATGCGATCTCTCAGTTGGTGGCTTGGGTCGTGGGTGACTCTGGTACGATTTTGAAGACGACCAATGGACTGACTTTTTTGCCGGTGGTGAGTGGTGTAACGGCGAATCTTAATGGTGTGTATTTCCATGATTCCCTGGTTGGATGGGTGGTAGGAGACAATGGTACGATATTGAAGACGACCAATGGGGGTACGTCATGGCTGGCCCTTAATAGTGGGACCACGGCCAAGCTCAATGCCATAAGTTTCTT